TTACATTTCGCTTAGTTTCTCGTCAATCATTTTTCGCAATTCAAGCAAGTCGCTGCGGTATCTGTCACGTCCGACGTGGTCAACCGCCTCAACAAATTTTTCTGTATTGCACACTACGAAGGACTTCGCACTGCGTTTTTTTGACGTATAGTACGTCAGCTCAGGGTGGCGATTTTCGTACCGCCTGCTTCTTTCAGTCATAGTTTTCTCCTTATTTAACTTTATGAATAGTCGTCGGCAAATCATCGGGGGAATCCGCGTTGATATACACCGGTTCAATCCACTTCAGGATACGCTCACGATCTGCACTGTCTCGTTTTCCCGTCCAGAAATGCGACCAGTGGCCACGTCTTAAGTGTGGGCGAGGGCGTGCATGTTGCTTATGGTCGCCACCTTTACGCTGCGTTTGTGCAGCGTATGAGCGGTTGCGCTTAATCGTGGCGCCTACACGTACCCCAACATCCCAGTGCCGGACTGGGCGCTTGTCGGATGCTTTCGGTGTCTTTTTGGCCACCGTGGTCGGCCTGCGCTCTTTGACGTCTGCGTTAGCAGCACACAGATATAGCAACAGTTGTATGATGCCATTGCCGGTATGCGTGGACGGTGCGTGTTCGCTTATCAAACCTCGTCTTACGCTCGCTTTTTGACTGAGCTTGTCGCTTTCTTCGAGCGTTTTTGCGTCTAAATGTATGTCTAACAGTCCTTCGTTCGTTGTGCCGTCTTTTTTATTCCAGGCAACAAACAGGATTTGTAACACGTCATGACGCTTCAGGCACATGAAACCGTCAACCGGTTCATCATTGTAGCTAAAGAGGTTAGGCGTCATGATGTACGCACATTCAAACGGCAGGCGTTTGAGCATTTCGCTTGCTACTGCTAAATCAGTTTGAGCGGTCAACTCTTCGACTAAAGTCTTGTCAAACTCATAGATGAGTTTTGTTCGGCGCCAATGGTTAGACATGACAAAGGCATAGGCATAGGCATACGCGTTCATGTTATCTTTCATGTTCGTATACTCTTTAACCAAATCTGCGGCACGGTCTATATCGTCTACGCCTTGCAACTCTGGAACAACATCTAAGACCTTGTCCGCTTGTTTCTGCAGCTCAAGCGGTATCAGCTTTCTTTTCCTTTTCATTCAATCCCTCCTAACGATAAAGCCCCGATTATTTGTCGAGGCGTTAGTTTAATCAATAAATTTTGTTTTGACGTCAATAATGGCGTCAATCCAACTAATATTCCACAGTTTATCAACCGTGGTTTGCGCATCATTGAAGCGCGCGTAATGATCGTACACTTTGTCCCGATCGTCTACTACAGTAAAAACGGGACGTGCCTTGATTATCGGCTCGTTTATGCATCCGTCTTCGTCAAGGCTGTACAGGGTATAATAGGTTATTCTGCCGTCCTCGTCGACGTCGCATACGATGTTATCTTTAAACCAAGCTTTCACTTGGCCAATCGTCCCGGATGGGATTTCCCAATCCGAAGGACCGCATTCGCCATCAGGATTATCGATAAAGCCGCCGTCGTACTCTCTTGGTGTTACTGATGCTACTTCTATCATCAGCTCATTACTTGTATAAATTTTTTCTACCATAATAAAGACCTCCTAAATTCTATTTTGTCCAGCCTGTCTCATCGGTGCAGGGTGGCCATGTCCTACAGACGGGGCATCAGAACCCCGTTTCGGCTATTCTTATTCTTCTTCGGAATCTTCTTCGATTTCAAAGCTTCCTATGAAACCGTCTTTTTGAGCGGCTTCGAGAAGCTCTTTGATGTTATCGTCAGGAAGATATTCCCACTTCAACCGGCTTTCTTCGTCATCCTCATCGATGAAGATCTGTTCGGAAAGCCAACTCCAAATGCCTTCACCGTCGTCCCAGCTGACGTTGCCGACTGTTTCGCCATCAACCGTAACTTTGTATGGTGTGCGGTCGATGTAGTAAAGACGGGCCGAGCTTGCCAGCTCGATAAGCTTTTCAAGTGCATCATGCACTTCAAGCTTACTATAGTAATCGACCAGTTCATCAGTTGCTTGCTGATACCACTTGTTATAGCACTCTTCGCCAGATTTTTCAGGATCTGGCAGATTAAATTTTTCATGTCCCGGGATCCGCTTGCCGTCTTCCGGAGTGATGCCCCCAAAGCTTTCAAGCAGGTCGACGATGTAGAGTGCTACATCGAACGAGGTATTAAGCTGCTTTTTAGCCGTCTTGTCTGTGTAACTGTATACCGTAATATTCATTTTTTTATTCCTCCTTGCCTTTCGGCTTATCTTCTGTTCCTTAACTACATTCTTATTGTACCGTACACGGTACAAAAAAGCAACTATTTTTGACAACTTTTTTAAAATATTTTTTTGCATAAAAAATAACCCCGTATCGTCATCATACGGGGTTTGGATGGAGCTTTGTTTTATACCGGCAAAGCAAATTTCTACATATTATATTTGCCCTGTCGAGCATATGTTAATTATAGCATTAATAGCTTAACCGTTGCCCAACGAAAATTAGGTTAGGGTTGCTGATGTGGTTAGTCTGCACCAGATGGCCGACTGACACGCCCAGTCTGCCGGCAATGTTGCTCAGTGTGTCGCCTGATTTGACCGTGTAGATACGTGTTGTCTGCCCGCTGATCGTCAGCTTGTCTCCAGGATGGATAACAGTGTAGATGGTCTTTCCGTTGCGACTGGCTAACGCATACATAGACATACCGTGACGGGTAGCAATTGACCACCAACTGTCGCCACGTTGTACCGTGTAGACGCCGTTCGTTTTCGTTGCTTGCTTTGCGGTTTGCAGAATTTCCACGTCTGAACGTTTAATCCAGCTCATGATACCACCTAACAGTACCTTGTCACCGCCTGTTTGCACAACCGGGTACATGCGGCCTTTGACCCATGACGGGATGCATTGACCGCTTGCCCAACGTCTTGCACTGTAGTTGACCTTGACCGTGTAACCTGTAGAAATGTCTCGTTTTGGCGTGCAGTCGGCTACAATGCCTTGTTTGACGGCGGTTGGTTTGCTTACGGGTTTGCTTGCGTCCCCGTTGCAATATCCGTTGTCGGTAATGCCCGTCAAGTCTACGTCCCCGTCCAGTCCGCCGGCTACGTAAGTTGACGTAAACTGAAAAATCCCGATATTGTCGTATGATGGGAAAAAATTGTAGTTAGGTTTTGTGGTTACGTTATAGTCCGGATACTCTGCTAACCAAAGCGGATATTTTTTAGCAAGACTTGCCAAGTCAACGTGATTGGTCAAGTAACTTTTGTAGCCGTACAAAACAGGCGTATAACCGGCTTGTTTGATGCGGTTTAGTGCATAGTCAACCGTGTTTGTGTTCTGCGCCCCGCTTTCCACGTCAAGAGCCACGATGGACCGCTTGGGTGTCTGTACTCTAGGCAACAGATAGTCTAGCACCGCCGACGCCTGTGAGCGGTCTGTGACATTCTGCCACCAGATGTAGGTGTGGGCACGTCTCCCCATGGCGATTGTCGCCGCTACCTGGGTGCGGTAGGTGTCCTGCAGGTAGCATGTGTGCCCGTCTGTAGTACCGCCCAGCTGACAGATGGCGAACCTGTCGTGTGCATAGCCCCATTTGCCGGTTGTGCCCTGATATCGTGCCCAGTCCACGCCTTGGTCTCCTTTAGCAGCGCTAACTGGTATAGTTGAAAGTGAAAGTGCCGTAATGCAGAAAATTGTTATCAAAACACATTTTAGAGCATTATTTTTGCAATTTTTCATCTTTTACATCCCCTTTCTTGTACTCATCCGACAACTTGTAGATATACTTCCTGAGCCATTCGGGAATTGGTATACCCATCTCCCCCAAATTTTCGACGATACTGATTGCGTAAAAAAGAATGTAGAAAATTAAAAGTGTATCAGCCATGCCGGATAGTCCGTAAATGTCAAGATACGGATACAGAATGGCCATAATCAGCAGTAGCGTCGAATGCTTGATTAGTCCGCTGATACCCTTGCTTGACGTCGTGGTTTTGACGATAAGGCTTTTTAAAAAGCCGGTTATGATGTCAGCTAAAACGATAAGGAAGAATGCGAAGAAAATTGGGTTGTCGATAAGACGACCGATATGAGTTAAGTACTGTTCGTGAAAAGGCATTGTTATCATCTCCATAAGTTTTGTTTATCCTACCCACCCGCCCCAATTTATGGTTAGTCTTTAGAAGACTTAGTCTGCTTTGCTTTCAGTTCGTCAAGCTCTTTTTGCAGACGCTCGTTTTCGGTCTCCAGTTCTGCAATTTTGATTGTCTTGTTTGCGATTTCGATAGCTAATCTTTGCAACTCGTTCATGCTATTTTTCCTCCGTTTGTTCTTTTTCTGCGCCTACCTTGTTTACCAAGCTTGGGTCAACTCCGTTTTCTTTACATAGCGATTTTTGCTCTGCGATTGCCGCCGCCATAAATTCTTTTTGAGCTTCCTTAATCACGTCATCGGGTTTAGTGTAGACAGGCGTTCCGTCATCTTTGTATTCAGACGGCGTGTCAAAGCCAATCGTCTGCACAACCGGTGTTGCTCCGTCACCTTGTAGAACCGTTGACATGGCAAATGATTTGTCATCTGCCATGTATGTTAAATTTACAGTTTTTTTAATTTCCATTTATATCAATCCTTTCTGTTAACTTCCCCAACCGTTGTAAGTACCTCCCTTGTCTTTTGGCAAACCGTCCGTATTGATACGGTAGCCATGCGTGAACAGAACCACTCGTCCGTTTGATGGGAAGGCGATACCGCCCCAGTTGGTAGTATCCTGTACGATACACGGAATCTTTTGATTACTGCCCCAATCTGACCATGACACCCATGCGGTGCGTATGCCGTGTGAGCCGCCACCCTTGACATGGATATCCCAGTCAAAATGAGTTTCGCCGAAAACACGCAACGGCTTAGGAATTACCACAGTGTCCTTATAAGCGGCGCTCTGCCCTGTATATGAGTACCACAGGAACGGGTCAAGCGTGCCGTCCAAAATGTTTTTGGTTTTGTTGCTTGTTTCAGTACGGATCCACGTGCCGAAAGACATCATGTCACCGCCATACGGGTTGCCCCATTCCTGCTGGGGAGTGAGTGCCAGCTGAATTCCAGAATAGCCGGTACCAGTGACTGTCGTATTACGGTAGTTCCAACCATCGCCACCCATGAATCCTTGCCATTCAGTCTGCCAATCCGAAACCGAATTACCAGTGTGCCCCGTGATTTTGGCAGGCGTCTGAAACCACATGCCCTGTGGTGTCTGTTTCGTCTGCCACCGTTTGCGAGGATCAGCGTCCGCCTTGCCCACTAGGATATAGTCAGAGCAGTTGATAACGTTAGTATCGATGTAGCCGCCTTTAATGGTTGTCACGCTGGACGTACCGCTTGGATCTTTGCCGGTTGACGTGATTTTTATACCGCTGAGCACGCCGGTTGAGATGTTGCTTGCGTTGACGTTGATAAGGTTGACCTTAGCAGCGTTGAGCGTGCCGGTGGTAATCTTGTTAGCCGACAAACTGCCGATGAAAGCGTCATTGATTGTCGCATTGGTCATCAGCGTTTTACCGTTCAAAGCGATTTTGTTTGCGTTGATATATGCAGTATCGCTGACCAAACCGGCACTTGCCAGTATCTTGGAATTCTTGGCTATGCTTGCAGACAAACTGTTACTTGTCTGTGTGAGTACCGATTGCTCTACCTTTGTTTTCAGCTTTGAATCTGTTTCCGATTTAGTGTAGACAGATGATAGACGGTCACTCGTTGCGGTAATTTTACCTGAGAGAGTGGTAAGTTGGTTTTGCGTATACTCATCAAGTTTTGTGAAGCTGGCGTATGTGAGATATGCAGCGCTAGCAACCCCATTGTCTTTAACGCTTATCCACGGTTTTACGCTTGTGACGTTGGCCGGCACGGTTACGATGCCTTTAATCCAACCGCTAGTCCCGGTTACAACTTGGCCAGACGGCCCCATTTGCCAAGCATTCTTTCCGTCTTTGATGTATTTAAAGTACGCATTGACAGTTATCGTGCGCCCTCCGTGCACAGAATAAAAGTTTGGGGCTAACAGTTCTACATAATATTTGTCGCCGGGGTTTACTTTGTAATCGACATTCCAGCACAGGTCATTGTTGTTAGGCGCATAGATGCATTTGTGATAACCGTATGCACTATAACTGGTAATGCCACTGATAGCAGCTTTTGTTTTGCAATCGTTACACGTCCAGTCGCCCACGTTTCCGTCTTCAAAACTCTTTTTGCCAATAAGTTCCGTTGCTTGATAAGCTAGGTTCCCTTGCACTTTGGTTATGCTTGCGCTCAGTCCGTCTGTAGTCTGCTTGACGTCTGCCGCTTTAGCATATCCCCTTAGGTCGCTTGCGGTGAGTTTGGCGGACAGTGCCTTGTCGGTCTGAGCCACGTATGATTGGTACGTTGTCTTGTCTACCTTACTTGATACGCTCGACTTAACCCCGCTAACATCGGTAGTCAACTGTGTTATCTTACCTGTATGGTTGGCTATGGTGGTCTTGACACCGCTCACGTCAGCTTTGATTGACGTGATGTCACCTTTGGCGTTCTTGACATCTGCCTGTACACCACTGACTGATGTCTTGAGTGACGTCACGTCGCCCTGCACGTTGCTTACGCTTGTCTTGACACCGCTGATGTCTGTCTTGACCGATGTTATATCCTTCTTGGCGTTGGTAATGTCAGTCTGTACACCGCTGACCGATGTCTTGATTGACGTGATGTCTTCTTGTGCGTTGGCCACGGTCTGTTTCGTTCCGGAAACGTCGGCCTTGATTGACGTGATATCCCCTTGCGCATTGGCTACCGACGTCTTCACACCGTCCACCGTCTGAGTAATGGTGGAGATTTTTCCGGTGTTGTCCGCTACAGTTGTTTTGATGCTATTAACGCTTGTCTTGATATCAGTTACGGTTTTGCTCGTTTCCGTCAGCTTGTCGCTGACCGACGCATAATCTTTCTGCGCCTGTTTCCAGTCAGCATCGGCACTCGCCTTGTTGGCGTCGATTGCCTTACGTATATCGGCTACGTCAGCGTCAACACTTGCTTTGTTGTCGGACACCTCTTTAGCAAGTGCGGTGTAGCTATCGTTTGCCTGCTTGGCTTGCTTGAGTGCCTCGGTTGTCTGTGCCTTTGCCCCGTTTGCAGTGTTTGTGGCCTTGACCGCCTCGTCATATGCGTTTTGAGCGTCCGTTTTGGCTTGTGCCATGTCGGTTTTGGCTTGGTCAAGCTCGTTTTGCACCGTGGTTAAGTCTGCGGTTGACGCTAGCAGCTGCCACACACCGTCTTGGCGTTGATACATTTCAATTTCGCCATTTTCCAGTTTTTTATACCAAAGGTCGCCATTTTTCGGGTTTGTCGGCTCTGTTTTACCGTAAAAGTTGGTATTTTTTCCGTTGGCAGACGTGATCTGCGATGCCAGCTCGTCTTGCTTTTTAGACAAGTCGGATACGTTACTTTCAATCTTGGCCACCTGACTGGCCGACGGTAGTTTGTTGACAACTGTCTGCAGCCTTGCCAGCTTGTCAGCTAATCGGCTTGATAACAACTGATAATTGCAAAACTCAATTGTATTTTGCGCCGGGTCCGTATACGATTTTTCCAGTTTGGCCACTCTAGCCGACAAGTAAAGCGCCGGATTGTAGTCATGGTCGATAATCGTTACCGTATCGCCAATTTTAAGCGTACTGTCGATAACCTTGACGTCCGCCGTGTACGTGTACTGCGGTTCACTGTACGTCTTGAGCCGTGTAATGGTGCGGTTCAGCAGCTCGCTGGCCGATTGCGTGTCGTACTCGTAAAACGCCTCTATATATGTTGCCTGTCCGGGGTTAAAGCGTTTGTTGGCGTCAATCGCACGCAAGAATTTATCACCCTTGGTTGTGACTAAGCCATCTTTGTTGTACTCAAGGTCGGCAAAATCGATGTTTCCTGTGTCCTGCGTGTTACCTTGCGCATCCGTTGTTTGGATAGTTCCGCCCACGCCACAAAGCGCCGTGACAAACTCGGCCCTCGATTCCTTTTTTACGATATCGTTAAGTTCGTGGCTATACACCATCTGGACGTCCGAACGGTCGCTGCCCACGCTCTTATAAACGTTGATTTTAAATTCTGACGGAGCGTTCATCTTGACGGAAACATCAAAAGTGCACTCTGCATTATCAAAGCCCTTCAGAATCGAAAGCAACCGACCAAGTCCGGTATCTCGCCCCTCATATGTCAAAGTGCGTTCAAGACCAGCTAGCTGATTGACGCCGAGTTTCCACGGTGTGCCGCTTGTCACTAAGTTAAAGTAGTACTCAAAACTATGCGGGCCGTTGCTTTTCCAAACGTCGCACGCTTTGTTCAACAACTCGATGCCGGCATCTTCTGCGTACACCGTCTTTGTATACTGCGTTTCTTCATAATCCAAGATTGTGAAAAGCCACGTCTTGCCGTCATCGTCTTGCAGCACAATGTAGTTGCCGCTATCCATGTACTGACTAGCCTCGTCGTTCTTGCTGATCTTAAACTCATATGAGCTCGATCCTGCGTCAAGTGTGAGCGTGTGCTTATCGTCATAAATACCACTGGTGGTAGCTAGTGTTTCTCTCGCTCGGTTTAATACATAAATTTGCACGTCTTGCCGCTCCTTTCTATAAATATTTGCGCCTGATATAGGCGGTCACGTCCGGCCGATTGGCGAAATTAGAGTAACTGAAGGTGATGTGGTTGTTGCCTGGATTGACCATGATAGGCTGACTGCCGATATCCTGGTATTTGAGTGCTGACCCGCCGTTAAGTTTTGTGGTCACTTTGCCGTTACCACCGGTGATTACCAGTTTATCGCCCTCTTTTAAGATGTTAGGAATATTGGTATACGTTTCCACATTGTCCTTTCTGATCCAAAAATCGTACAAGTCGTTCCACATGCCCTTAGGGGCGTTATCTTGGAAGATTGCCTTCCAGTAAGTCATTCCACCCGCTAATTTAGCGCCCGATACCGTATCAGTGTAGCTGACAACTTGCTTGCTACGGTTGCTTCCCTCAATCGATTCAAGCGTAATGGTATACGTGTTTCCGATTCTCTGGACGTTGATTTGGCCGAAGAAATTGTCCCACTTGGCGTTGTTTTCATCGGTTAAAATCCAATGATCACCCACACGGATTTTGAGGGATGCATGACAGTTAATCCACTTCCAAAGCTGAACCGACATCAAAAGATTGCGGTTGACGTCCCAGATGTTAAACTGTTGCAAGCCATGCATGGCCATGTTTCCAAAAAGAAACTGCGTGTAGAAATGAGCCGTAAAATTCTTGATGTTACTATCAGCCGGGAACACAATGCTTGCTGATGGACCATGCCACCCCTTAGTTGTTCCGGTGTTGTCTTGACCCGTACCCCAAGCGTTCACACCGCCCTGCGCATTACGCAAGCGCCAACGCCGCTCTCTGATTTTTGCCGGGTCTTCAAAAGTGCCCTGCTGAAGCGGATTTGCGTTCCAATCGTTCAAAACGCCTGCGTTGATGGTCCATTGTTTAAGCCCGTGATCAGGATTATCATCACGTTGTGCAATCCATTGTGATTTGACGGTTGTTCGACCGTCTACTTCGTCGGGATTGCCGAGCAGATAGGATGTGTTGTTGTTGGAAATACCAATATACCCGTTTTCCCCATGGTTGGTCAGCTCAAAGCGCACCGGCACGGGCTGCGTGCCTTCGTTGACCACGTTAAGCGAGTTGGTTACGGGCGTTGCGATAAGCATGGTCAGTTGGATATAGTCCAAACAAATGTCCGTTTCGCCCGTGCTCGACTTTCCGTAAATATCCATATATAAATTGCCGCTGCCGTCTACATAGCTAAACAAATCATCAGATGTCTGATAGTCAAGTTCAAGCATTGCTGATTTGCTTTGCGTATGTTTTACTGCGTCTGCCCAACCGCTAGCGGGTTTATAGGCTTGCGCGTAAAAACCGTTGTTGCCATATCCCCAAATCTTGACGCTTGCCGAGCTGACATTATTCTTGACCCAGTTCAAACGCTCGACGTTTCCGGCAATTCCGTATTTGGCAAAAAAGCCGGGCTGAGCTTGCTCAATTGCGCCTACTACGTTCAGCTTGGCCACGAAATGCGGCACTTGATAGCGCCACAAATTCTGCGGCCTTACAATCGTTGACCAGTCGCAATAGTTGCCATTGCCGGCGGCGTCGTTGGTGTATCTCAATCGCACCCTCAAACGTTTGTTGGCCATGGTGTTAGTCCAAGGCAAGCTTCCTTCAAAACCACACATGCCACTACCGGCTACGTTCGAGTGTGTCTGTTGGATATCCGGACGAGAAGTGAGCGTAACTCTAAGCCGACAATACTCGTGGTTTTTACTGTCTTCGTCGGTCACTATGATATAGGCGTATTTGCGCCACACTGACGAGTTATCCACATGCCAGCCTTTGATTTTAAGTTTGTCGCCCTCGATCTTGATACTGTCTAACCCGCCGCTTTCGTTTGCATACAGTTGGAAGTTTCCCAGTGAGTTATCGTACTCACTCTTTGCAGCACTCGAAGCGCAACGTCCGTTCAAGCTGCCGAGGCAACCATACTCAAGCTGAGTTAGTTCTTGCGTATAGTAGCTTGGCGGTTCGATTGCCCCGTCACCTAACACATGCCCTTTATAGATTGCATGTGGTACGGGCGATGTCTTGCCTGCCACCTTGTCGGCCATGTCTACGCTGATTTGTTGCGTGGTCGTCTGGTCGCCAAACGTGAAAACATCCTCTTTGTTTGCGTATGCGTATGGATCAAAGCAAGTGAATTCAAAACTTGAGATTACGGACAGACGGCCACCCTCCGGTGTATCTGCGTCAGAAAGCGTTCCGACGAAGTATTTATCCGGATCATCAGCAAAACTGATTTTTTTGTTTTCTCCGCTCAGAATTTGATTGAGCTTGTAGTAAATTTCCCTAAAACGTTGCGGTGTTTCTGCGTCAATCTGATATTTGACCGTGATTTTACGTGGTTCTCTGCGCTTTTTCTGCAATGTTGAACCGTCTTGATTGCCGACTGTCACGGTAGTTAGGCTATAACCGACCAATTCACGCCCCGTGACCTGCAGCGTGGTAAATTCCGGAATCGCCTGGTCAAGCGTTACACCGTCCACCGTTATCGCTTCAGGTGATAGCCATGCATCGCCTGTCATATCGTGACTATTTAAATCGATAAAATCGTACAAAATCATCACCCCTATCTATTGCCATATAACCGTTGACTGCGTGCTTGTCTGCGGTTGAGCTCGTCTTCTAGCGGTTGAGCCGTAACTTTGGCAATTGTTTTGCCGTCAAGGTTTACCGGTACTTCTACGGTGATTGTGCTGTGCATGTTGATATCTGCACTGTATGCTTGGGCAAATGCGGTGTTAAAGCCGTCTGTTGCCATCGCTGACCAGTCGCTAGCCGGTTTGACTACCGCACAATCCGCTAGTGCTTGAGCTGCTTTGGCCACCATACTCTTGTTATCAGTCAACCCATTTGCAAAGCCGGCAACAGCATAGTAGCCGACCTGATCACGCATGACGCGTGATGGGGAGTGAATACCCAATGCCGACTTGGCCGCCTTAAGCGCTGATTTTGCCATATGAGCGGCGGCGGAAACTGCACTGCCGATAGCGCCTCTAATGCCTTTGACAAATCCCATGACGAAGTTTTTGCCGGCACTCCAAAGTGAGTTAGCTTTGCTCCTTACCGCGTTAATGGCTTTACTCATGCCGTTGCCGATGGCACTTATGACACCACCAAAAGCGCCACGGACAACACCGCTCAAAGAGCGCCAAATACCGCTGAATGCCGATTTGACGTCATTCCATGCGGCTTTCCAGTTCCCTTTGATAGCGTTGGTAATCGCCCTGATGATTTTTGCGACCGCATTGATGCATGCAGATACGATCGTGATCATAGCGTTCCATACGCCGGATACAATCACTTTAATACCGTTCCAGAAATCTTTCCAAAGTGTCTTGATAACGTTGGCCACGTTATTAATAACGGTTTTAACCGCATTGATAGCTGTACCGATTACGGTTTTGATCGCATTCCAAATATTGGATGCAACGTCTTTAATACCGTTCCAAAGCCCGGACCACCAATCGGTAATGCCGGACCATGCAGACTTTACGCCATTTACAACCGGTGTTACCACCGTACCGACAAAACCGTTCCATACGGAGGATGCGAAGCCAACGATGCTTTGCCATAAACCGCTGAAGAAGTCGGTAATACCCGACCATGCAGACTTAAAAAACTCGACAACGGGCGTTACAACAGTTGTTACAAAGCCGTTCCAAACGGTGGACGCAAAGCCGGTGATGGTCTGCCATAGATTGCTGAAGAAGTCGGCGATACCTTGCCAAGCCGACTTGACGCCCTCGACAACCGGATTTACGACATTAGTCACAAACCCGTTCCACACGGCTTGAGCTGCGCTTGTGATTGCGTCCCACAAAGTTTGGAAGAACTCTTTTAGCGCATTCCATAAATTCTTGAAAGCGTCGATTACTGGTTGGATTGATGCCAAAAACGATTGCCAATACGGAGATACCGCGTCAACAATCGATTGCCATAAATCACTGAACCACTGTTTTACGCCATTCCACGCGTCTTCTATGCCTTGAACAGCTGAGCTAGCCGCGTCTTTGATACCGTTCCAAATACCGCTGAACCAGTCTTTGACGCCACTCCATGCGTTTTTGACCGCATCGGCCGCCTGAGATACCTTGTTGCTGATTGCATCCCATGCTGACGATGCCAACTCTTTAAGTTTGCTCCAGGCATCGCTGAGAAAGTCCGTGAACTCGCCCCATAGTTTTTTGCCAAGCTTAGTTTTTGTAAAGAAGACTACCAGTGCGGCTACTACCGCACCGATGGCAACCACAACAAGCGTAATCGGATTTGCCGCCGCGATAACCGCACCAATTGCACTGGCAATGCCCGTTATAGCGTCGCCTACATACATAGCGCCGATTGCAAGCGTGCTGAATGCGTCGCTTACCACCCCCGCAATCGTGCCGATTTTGGAAATGACCTTGAGAAAAGTTTTCCACCCAGTCGAAATGGTAGTTATCGTTTTAACCGTGGTAGATCCGACTTTAATCGCCGCCCACAAATACAACAGAGCTTTGGCGGTTGCCCTTACCCCGTCTTTGTGGTCTTCGAGGAACTGGAAGAAAGACATGAGCGAGTTTTTAACGTCGTTGCATACTTTCTTAATTGCCGGCAACTCTTGTTTGAGATATTGTAGAGCTACTTCGGTGCCTTTAGATACGATAGGGCCAATCGCCGTAAACGCATCGTTAATCGTATATTTAAGGCCGTCCAGTTGCTGAGCAATCGAGCCAAAACCCGCTTTGGCAAAACCATCATTGATATAGGTAATCATATTAGCTAAATTCTTAACAACAGACGCTTTCAAGTTGGCAAACGAAGTGCCGATTCCGGCACTGTTTTTGCGAGCGAGTTCCGCAAATCCGTTTTGAGTGCCATTCAACTCGATAAATTTATCGTTTAACTGGTCTATCGTGATTGACCCGTCTTTCAGCGCTGCGTACAGATCCTGCTCTGCTGATTTGCCCGTAAACCCAAAGGCGTTGGCCACCTTGCGCAAGGCAATCGGCATGGTTTCCATCAATGTACGATATGACATCAAATCGACTTTGCCGGTTGATAACATCTGCGTGTACTGCGTCAGACCACGGCTTGCGTCACCGGCTGATGCGCCACTTGCCAAAAATGCGTTGTTGAGCGCTACGGCTGACTGAGCGGCTTTTTTAGCTGAGCCGGTCAACGGCCCCAGTTGTTGCGCACTGGCCGTGATTTCATCAAGAGATGTTGGCAACCCGTCAATACCTTTTTGAAGAATTTTAGAAGATTTTGCAACATCACGCGTACTATAACCCAGTGCTTTCATGACAATCGGGTACTTGTTAAGCGTGTCGAAACGGTTGATTGCACCGCCTAAGCTGTCCTTGACCACGCCTAAAGCAGAGCTGGCAACCTTGCTGGCAACACCAAACAAAGCACCAAATTTGATTGCACTCATTCCGGTGTGATTTGTAGCGGTGGTCAACCCTTCCAAACCCTTTCGAGCGTTGCTCAGCCCTTTGCTAAAGCCATTGTCATATGCCCTCAAGACGGCCGTTAAGCCTACTTCTGTCATCGCTTGTCCTCCTTTCTATGCCTTAATTCCCATTCTTTTTGCCTTTGTTGTATCTGTTTGGCCACGTTGATACGCTCCAATCTGTCTGACGTGTACCAATCTTCATAGTGGCTGCGCACACTGTCGATGGCTTTATCAACATCAAACACTTCATCAAAGCCTTTGAATTTATACCGCTTACCGTTGTTACTCTTGGCGTCACGTGTATAAAATGCGAGTTGCCATAAGTGTTGTTGCGTGGCTATTTCTTTCAGCTGGTAAGCTTCCATTCTAATTTGGTATTCACGCAAGGTCATGCGTTCGATATCGTCAAAATCGGTAATGCCCAAATATGCTATACAGTTCAGCTGGATATCGTAATACTCTTGCTCAGGCGTCAGTTTTGATTTTCTGTTGCTGCTGCCTTCATCGCTTGTAAAGGGCGCTTCGTCACGTTCGACTTTTCAAGTTCAGCGACAAGTTTTTCTGCAAGCTTATCCCAGTCTTCTACTTCGTTTTCCAAGTAGGCGTCAACGTCTTCTTGCGTTGGTCTGCCTGTTTTAACGTGTGCGGTTGCTGCATAGATCACGTTTGCAATTGCAACTGGATCAGCGCCAATCAAGCTGGGGATTGTTGTCTGCAAAGCCATGCCTAAATTGATGCCTTCCTTTGTCGCAACTCCCGCCAAGCGATTGAGCTCACGTACAAAAGCCATGCCAAACATCAAAGCTACATTATGACCGTTAATTTTTAATTCCATGTTTTTCGTCTCCTTACTAAAAAAAGAGCGCCTAAAAAAGACGCTCCTATATCATTATCTATTGCCTGTTAAGCGGCGCCTGAACCATCTTCACCATTCGTACCATCGTTTTTGAGCAAGCCCTGGAAGATATAGTTAATCTGCTCACGCAAACCGTCGGGAATTTTGGTGTAACCGTCCTTTGGTTCGCCATCAACCGCCACTTCAAATTCTCTTGTTCCGTTATCATCCGGGTCGCCCGATTCACTGTCTTTGGAAATACGGCCACGCATATAGTGCGCAAATACCTTTTGACCGTCAGTGCCAAGCATGCCGAGCTTCACAAACCAAAATTCAAGCGTTGTCTTATCTACCAAAGACTTATGCAGTAAATCAAGTGTTTCTGACGTACTATCCAGTGTTTCAAAACTAAAACTCGTTTCAAGACCGCCTACTTTAGCGACGTTGCCCGACTTTGTAGCGGTCGAATCACTGTCGCGCGACAATTCAAAATCTGTTGACGTCAGATAAGGCACCATTTTAGCGTCTTCCGTTTTTGCTTTTGCAAGATCGCGTACCATGACGATGCCATCAAAGCCTTGCAAAATCTTCAAATCATTTGCCATGTTTAATCAAATCCTTTCAATTTAGAATTGTTTTAATTCAAGCGTCAATGCCCCACGATGATAAACCGTATTGGGTACGCTTGTATCCATGTTTAGCTGTTTTTGCTGATTGCCGAAATAAGCGTAAAACTGATAGTTTGCCGTCTTGATGATGCCGGGTTTTATCAGACTGTAGATCTTGTCCGTTAACTCTGCCACGTCAATGCGTTGCTTGCGTGTGCCCCATACGTCAATATCAATCGTGTACGTGCCGCCAATCCGCAATTTAGTAGCACTGGAAATGGTGCTGACGTTGCCCACACAAATAATCGGATAGTCTACTGTTTCCTTTTCGCCTGGCAAGTAGTCAAACGTGCTTTTGGGTCTTAACTTTAAGCATTCAGCATAGAAATAGTCATATAACTCTTGCTCAGGATTCATTCTCGCGCCACCCCACAATCTTTTCTAGGTCAGCCTTGAATAAACGTTTCTGGACGTCAAGAGCCGGCTTGATTGCCGGTTCCTTGGCCATAAAGCGCGTGCCGTTTTCAAGGTAGTTGATATAGTTGGTGTTGACGGTAACTCGTCCCTCAAGCCCCATGATAGACATGGTGGTTTGCCGGGCGGTGTTGCCCGTCCAGTAGCCTTTGATATAAGCTTTACGCTCATTTGACAGCGCTCGTTCATGTAGCTGCATCGTGTTCTTGCGTACCGCCCTGCGGATTGCGGCTTTCTTGCCGCTTGCTTCCAACATTTTCTGCAGCCTTTTTGTTCCGACCCACTCGATTGTTACTCTACCCATTAACATCACCTACTATCAGTGTCGTACCGTGCGACAAATCACGTGACGTAACCGTTTTGTAGTGCTTGGTGCTATCGTCAATCGTCAGATATGACCACTCATCAGTGATTGGACTGAGCAAGCGTACCACTTTGTTTGCGGTCTTGACGTCACCAAACACCTCAGCGCTGCGGTTAGTGCCTACGTCAGTCACGTTTGCCGGTGTGGTAGCGACAAGAGTTATACCACCCTCATACCCTACACCCGGCACGTAATGCTCTTCTGATTCCGACCAAAATTTTACCGTTGACTCAAACCTCATCGCTACTCACCTCGCTTTTTATACGGGTCGAAGAAACACCCTCGACCCAGTGTTTGTGCATTTTTGCCGTTGCGTTCTTTCCATGCGTCGATATCACTTTGGAAATCGTCAAAATCGTTGTTGTTGAACGTGATTGACTCTCCCTCTTGCGCATATGACGTCATACCCTCGTTTTTTAACCGGTTGAACCGCTTGACGCATACTTCAAGGGCGATATAACTCAAGTCGCTTGGAAATTCCTCAGATGATACAAGGGCAAGCTTAAAACGCAAGGCTTGAACGGTAGTTTTGATGATAAGATTGAGCAACGCGTCACGGGTATCATCAGCCAAACCGAGCATGGTTTTAAGTTCCGCTAAGTCAATCACGTTGTTCATTGGTCAGCCCCCCTACACTTGCGGTGTTCCGGTTGCCGGTGCTTTGAACGTTACAACAACTACTTTAGAATCATCGTAAAGGTATGCGGCATAATGTTCGTCAGCCGTGATAATCGTTGTCTTCTTAACGATGTCGCGGTCTGTTTCCACCTGTACACCGCGCTTCATGATCAACTTCAAAGGTGGTGTTGACGGGTTGACCTTAAGCAAGATACCTTCAGTAGCACCCAGTTTGTTAGTAACCACGATTTGCACACCTTCCACGGCGTACTTGGTGTTGTTGATAACGGCATCTGCGCCGATGTCAGAGCCGATTTGGTTCTTCTGCGCATCTCTGCGGATAGCGCTGGCAACTTTAGGCGATGTCACAAGGACAAGCGGCGAATCATCCGAATCGTCGGTAAATGTGTTTACCGCGTCGAGCAAGCCATCTACGGTTGCTGCAATCGTTGCCTTCTGCTTGCCTGTTTTGGCGACTGCAAGCAAATCATCGTCAACCTTGTTAGCCAAAGCCAAGCCGAGCTGGCGGTTTGATTCGCCGACTGGATCACCATAACCCGTCAGTACTGCTTCGTCGGTGATCTGCGTACCTTTAGCTGCTTTCTTGACGGTAACTGATGCCGTCTTTGTGCCGAGCTTATCCAACGGAATTGCCGCACCTTCCGCAACGTCTTTGGCATCGCCGATGTAGGTAAACTTCGGCATCTTAAGCGTGTCGCCTGGTGAGTTTACAAGCGTGGTGTCTACCTGTGCTAATGGTGTAAAGCGTAATGCTTTTTCAAGTGCATATGAAATAATTGGAGCGTTGACCTCAGGATTAACGAGGTCTGCGATTTGTGTCATTGTATCAGCCATAGTTATCTACCTCCAGTAGTTAGTTTTCTAAAAAGTTCAGGATCAGTGTGGAACAAAGCGACGCGTTCCTTTTGCGTCATCATGTCAAAATCTTGTTGACTGACGGCCTTTGCCGTTGTGCCGGAGACCCTTGGTGTTCTGCCTTTTTTAAATTCTTCACGGACGCTATCTTTGACCGTTTCCGTGTAGTCGATAAAGGCTTTAACGTTTGAATACGTATCGTCTGTGTCGTCAGAAACAAGGAAGTTCAAGACGTCTGAAGGAACAATCAGCCCGTTTTCTCGCAAGACCTGATCAGTATCATCAAGCGTTTGTCTGCGGGCGATCTGGCTCTTCAAAGCCGCGATTTCCTTGTCTTTTTCGTCAACGTCTTTTTTTGCCTTGTCTTCATCAGACAGTGTTTTAACCGATTTGCCGGACTTGAGCTTTTCAATTTCCTTTAAAGCGCTGTCCAGCTGTTCTTTGTAACTGTTTTTCTTCGACTGTTCTGCTCCAATGCGCTTTTGAAGCTTTTTGACAATCTCATCGGCGTCAACTTTCTTCTGTTCCGGTTCAGTCTTTTTCAGCTCGTCAGCCGTCTGTTCCGGAGCAGTTGCTGTTGCCTTTACGTCAGCTACTGTTTCATCTGTTACTGTTGCATCGTCCATGATGTACCTCGCGTTTTAAGGCCTGGGAGCCTGTAGTCTCGGTTGTTCTTTTGGCCCTGCAAATCGGAAAAAGGGCATAAAAAAAGACGGTCGACCCGTCTTGAATATATTTGTTAATCAATAATTAACGTAAGTACACATAGGAAGCACTTCAGAAAGCGATTTACCATCTATTTTTAGGTTAATCACTCCTTGGTAGCTCAAATATTCAGGGTCTTCCTTCCCCTGCTGAAAGAACAACCACTTGTCAGAATTTTCATCAGGTTCAAGAAAAAACTCCTTTTTCTTATAAACAAATGTAATTTCCATACACATGTTCATTGAATCCTTTAAGTCATCTATCGTCATACTTACGCCACCTTTCCAAATATTCCGATTCTCTTTCCGTTAGTGGAACATCTTTATTTTTATCTCTAATGTATTTTACACCATTTTCTTCGGTAATTAAATGCCATTCGTGTTTATGCGGAACAATTTTATGATGTTTGGAATTGCCATGATTAGTTAAATCGAAATCGACGCTAGCATTGCCTTTTTCATCATAAAGCCTATATTGTGTTATAATACCATCTTTGCATTTTGCGATAACTGAATATGATTTAAATTTAATTGGAATTTTATTTACAGAATCTATTTTTATCGGATGATATTTCATGTATTTTTCGTCAGCCATTATTTCTT